ATGCGAGTTTCCACATCCGCTTCAAGGAACTGATAGTTGGTGAACTGCTGCTCGCCGCCGCTGGTGCTGGTGGTGAGAATCTGAGCGATCTGAGTCCACGCGGTAATTTCGCGGATCGTGCCGGTGCCCGTGCCAGCCGGGTAGGTGGTGGTGCTGGTGGTGTTGATGTCTTCCAACTGCACATCATTGGTCGATACCGTGCCAGCGCGAACAATCTTGTTGGTCAGACGCGACCAACCGCTGGTAACTTCGATGAAGTCGCCCAACACAACACCGTGTGAGGCTTCAAGCGTGGCAACGCCGGGGCTGGCGTTGGTGACAGCAGTCATGTTCTTGGAAGCGCCATACGTGGACGCCAAGTAGATGATTGCACCATTGGGGAGAGTAACGGCCATAGCGGGGTTCCTTCTTAGCGGGGGTAGATGTTACGGGGTGTACCATATTCCAAAATCGCAGCGACTTCCATACAGCTTTGTATCGTCCGAGTAGATGTTGACGGGGGCTGCGTAGGTCGTCGCCTTGAGCGAGCCAGTGACAAGCGCGACACGCGCACTACGCATCAGTGCATCGGCCGCCAAACGAGTTTTCGCCCATGCGATTACTTGCACGCGGGCATGATCTTTGCTCGGCAAAGTTTGCTCGACAAACTCAAACGCTTTGCCGCCTACCTGCTGATAAATGATGAGCGGGAATGTCAACGGTGTATCCGGGGTGACATCCGAGTACACACGGTTGCTACACAGCGAATTGAGTTGCCCCTTGATGTCCGAATGCAGGCTCATTTGATCCCCTTGAGCAATTCAGATGCGCGCACTCGGCCGCGCTCAATCATTGCGCGCTTGGCAACCGCGTTCACTGCGTCAAAAGCGGGGCGCAAAAACGGACGGGCTGGAACAAAGCCAATTTGCACGCCGCCTTTGCCAACAGGCTTGCCGCCGACAACCATTGCATGCCCAAATTCAACAAGGTGCCCGTGCGGTGCGCGCTTGGGATGATCCTTTTTGTTGTTCCAAGTGATTCCGTAGACCGAAACATCATTGGTTGAACGTTCGGTCTTGAACGCTAGATAGATAGCGTCACGCAACCGTCCCGTTTTGACCGGAGCAAGGCGCTTCGCCTCGTCGCGCAACACCTTGCCCCCTGCAACACCCATCGAGCGCGACAAACTCACACGCAATTCTGGTGCTACCAGTTTGGCAAGGCTGCTTTCCCAATCAGTGTTGACCATTTTAACCGTCATTGCCGCCAACCTCCGCAACCAAGTCGGTCCATTCCTTGCCGGCAAGATCGTGCCGAACTTGCTTGATGTCATAGTTGACACTATTGAACACGATACGCATGCCTGCGGTGACAGCGCTCAGATGGCGAATGCGGAAGCTGTAAGTATTGAGCGCGACCGCAACACCGTCCTGCGGCTCGTACTGTCGCGCAGAGGCCATACCTGATGCACCCTTAATCCACGCCCACACGGTGTATGTGGTGGCCCACGTTTGCGCCTGCTGACCGGCAGCATCGAGTCCCGCGTCACGGGTCTGGATTTGAATGCGCTGGTTCAGGTCTCCGATGTCCACTCACTTGCTCCAAATCTTGATCGTGTTGAGTAACGCATCCACGCCAATCGGAACTTCACTCAACGCTTTTTCAGTGGTTGCGGAGCGATTCTTGTAAAGATGTGCGATCAACAATTTTACAGCAGCCTCGGCGGCAAACGGCAACGTTGTCCAGCCGGCCACGTAGCGAATGCGAACTGCGTTGGGAATGTCTTGCGCGAGCGGCCAACTGATCCCGTAGTCCAGTACAACACGGTTGGCATCGCCGTATTCATCAAGCGCGTATTCGCTGCCGGTGATGGTCTGCTCGTCGCCCGCCGAGTCGTTGTATTTGATATGGGTGATGCTGGTGACAGGTGAGTGGTCGAGCATGATGGTGTCGTCTGCTGGGAACTCGTCAAGCACCATTTCCACGGTCAACGAAGCGAATGCGCGGCGAGTGTAGTGTTCGCAATACTCACGCGCCGCAGTGATAAGCGCCGTGATGAGCGCATCGTCGTCGCTGGTATCGACCTTGCATTGCAGCTTGGCCTCGGTCAGCGTGACAGGCTCGGTGCCAACCGCAGTGATGACCTTAAACATTGCCTGACTCCACCAGTTTGTTCGGATGACGGTTGTGACAGTAAGCATGCTCGATCTGCTCGGCAGTCGGCAATTCTTTGCGCTTGGTTTTCTTGATAACCAAGGCACCTCGCGCGTTGCGCTTCATGTCGAGCTTGACACAATCGTACCCGTAGAACCGCAACTCCTGTGGATTCATCGCATCAAGCAAGCTGGTGGTCTTGGGGGTACAGAGTTCGATGCCGCGAGCCGCAGCAATGCCAAGCCAGAACTCCACGCATGCTCGGCCCTTTTCCGCGGTGTGCGCGTCCGGGTAGGTGAAATCCATGCCGAAGCAACTGATCTTGCGGGCGCCGACATGGATCGCGTAGGCGATTGCGTAGGCTGCCGTGCTGTTGAAATACCCGTAGGGGTGTGCGCTCAAGACTTCCGCAAGCGGGAAAGCCTCAAGCGCTGGATAGTCTGGATGGGGGATGCTGGTGACAACAGGAATGCGCGTGGTGCGCAACCAGTCGAGCATACGTGCAATGTTGGAGTCGGGCTTGGCTTCGGCACGGATTTGCTGGATACGAGCATCATCAATTCTCACTCCACAAGTCCAGTTCGGGCGGCGGGTAGTCTTCCGGTTTCAAACCCAGCGGGGCCAATTCCGCCGCTGGGGGTGGTTGCCAATACAGGGCGTCCGCCGCCCCTGTCAGTTTCCCTTTCGGACCACCTTGATCGCTTCGGAGTAGGCTTCAATGATCGCCCAATCCACGCCCGGTTGATGATCCTGCAGCAACTTGATGCTTTCTCGATTCAGCTCGGCGTCTGCGTCCCACTTCTCGATCAGCTGCAGAAGTGCATCGGCAGGATCGATGGTTTCGGCCGCAAGCGCCTGTAGCAAATCGCCGTACTGCGTGCGGGTTTTGTGGCGGAAAGTGAGTGCCAGCGATTGCTCGCGACCCTGACCCACAATCTTGACCACTGCATCGAACGTCGGGTTGGCGTTGATCTTGAACATCGAAAACTCCTAGGGGTTAGTCGGCGTAACGCACCGGCTCGTTGAGGAACGAAAGCGTCATCTGACAAGCCATCACTTCGTTGACGGTCAGGCTCGGCGTCTTGTTGAGCGACACATAGGCGTTGTACAAAAGGGTCGAGCCGTTCGGCAGAACGATCTTGATAGCACGCGGCTCGCGATCATCGTTGGCTTCCGCTGCCGCAATGTATCCGGCAAGAGTCGGATCGTCAGCGATGGACAGTTCCATACCGGCAGCAGCCTTGGAAGTCGGAATGCGAGTTTCCACATCCGCTTCAAGGAACTGATAGTTGGTGAACTGCTGCTCGCCGCCGCTGGTGCTGGTGGTGAGAATCTGAGCGATCTGAGTCCACGCGGTAATTTCGCGGATCGTGC